TATAAAGCGTAATGTGATAGAAGCGTCTGAAAGAAAGCATATCTATAGGGCTAACCCTAATTTAGTTTATAATGGTGTAAGAATATCTAAGTCTAAATAACGTATTATATTTGAAATAAATAAAAATGGCAACATATCAAAAAGATGTAAATTACCAAGCAGGAAGAGCTAAGTTGTTTGTTACTACTCCAGCAGGAAATGGAGAAATACCATTTAATGTTCAGTTGACAGCAGCAAATACAGGTAGTACTACTGGGCAACAATGTTTCTGTGGTGGTATCTATATAGGTGGTGATGGTAACTTAGTAGTTATTATGGCTCAAGATGAAAGCAATACTTTGGTTACTTTCAATAGCGTTAAAGCTGGTACATTCTTACCTATCCAAGTTAAATTGGTTAGTTCTACTTCTACCGCTACAAACATTATGGGATTATGGTAAACATCATTTGGAACACATTAGTAGACGTAGCTGACTCAGCTGCTACTTTAACAACCAATATCTGGAATCTAGTTAGCCTTAATTGGGAGAACGATTCAAACAATTGGGAAGCTTAACAATATAAAAATAATATACAATGTCAAGTGCATTAACTGGAAATAAAATTAAAGACTCATACCAAGCTCTTTTAAAGATTGGTACTAATGGTAGTTTAGACCCTATAACTCCTATATCAATATCTGATGGTTTAGGTAATGATACCCCAATATTATTATCTCGTACTGAGTTTAAAACCCAAGTAGTATCTACTGCTAAGTTTTATGGTTTTTGGGCAGATGTAAGTTCTAATAGCCATGTAGCTCTTGGTGACTATGCTGGTCAATATAATGGTACGCAATTATATGTAAATGACTCTGCAAGATTAATTCAAACATATGGTGGAGCAAATAAAGGGTTTAAATTAAATTTTGCAAATAATTTATATCAATTTGGAGATTATAATAATGCTGTTAATGGAGTAGGTTTAGATATTGATGTTTCTAATCAAAATATATTAACAAAAGGAAATAGTGGATTTTTAAAAGGTATTGCATTAGAATTTTCAATAAATAATTATCGTTTTGGAGATTATGATTATGTTAATAATGGCACATATATTGGAGTAGACGATAGTAATCAATTTATAACAACTTATAACAATGGGTCTGCAAGAGGATTAGAATTAAATTTTGCAGGTAATTTTAGATTTGGTGATTTTGCAGGTGTTTATAATGCTGCTTCAGCATTGGATATAACTGCTATTGATGCAACTGCTAGATTATATGCAGGTGATGCATCTTTAACTTTATATCCATTTAACAATATTTATTTAGGAAATAAAAATTCTGGATTTAATATAGATTTTACAAATAGTTCTATATTATATAACTATTTTATTGGAAGCGATTGGCAAATTCTTAATAGTGATATTACAAGATATCCATTTGAGTATAATACAGTATTAAACTGCTATAATAACTATTTAAATACATTTGAAAAAGCAATGAGATATAATTTCTTTGCTAATATTCAAGACCCTAGTTTTGCTTTACAATGGAATCCAAACATTCAAGATAAACAAGCAATAACTAATTGTTTTATGTTTGGATTAACTGATTTAAATGGAAGTAATACTTTTAGAATATTTACACCTGAAATAAATCAGACTAATACTAATGTTGTTATATTAAATGGTTCTGGATTAAGTTATGCAGAAGGAGTTACAAATATTTTTTCTGTAAATGCATCACTTGTAAATATTGGTAATGGTATAAGTGGGATTACAATATTAGGTGGAGATTATTATCGTGATGGTTTTGGCTATGTTACAGCACAACATATTATTGAAGGTAAAAATATTTATGGTGTAAATGTAAAAGGAAGATATGCTAGACCTATGAATCCTTATTCTGATGTAACTGCTGAATATTTTCCAGCTGAAAATACAATTCAAGGTCAAGTTCAAGTAGAACAATTTCAATTATATCGATATTATAATGATGGTTCTGGTGCTGGTAAATTAAATAAAAGTAATGGGAATCCTGAAATTGTAGTTAGAAATAGCTCATCTTACAGGGTAAATCTAAAATTAGTTTCAACTACTGGTGATGGAGATTTTACAACATCAGGAAATTCATCATATGATATAAATTGGTTAGTTTGTGTTGATGCATCAGGAAATGTTACTGCAACTAGTCCTTGTGAAGGATGTAAATTTGATGATGCTGGTGCAACTGGTTATGATTTAGGGACTAGTCAAAATAAAATTGAATTTGCTGTAACACCAGATGTAATTAACGGCAATCAATGTTGGGTAAAAGGATTAGTAACATTAAATTTAGTAACTACAAATTAATATTTTTTTTAACTATAAAACACAAACACAATGAAACAAGTAACATTGAACGAAGAACAATTAAAAGCTTTAGATGCTTTTTTACAAGAGATGCCAATGAAATATGCAGCACCACTTGTTAGTTTCCTTAACGAGGCTATTAAGTCTCAAGGAGCAGAAGCAGTAGAAGCTGAGTAATTAATAGGGGGATTAAGTTCCCCCTTTTTAAAACTTAACTTATGAAAAAACTAATAAACTTTATCGCAGGTTTCTTTTTAGATAAACCAGACGCTCCTTCAATGAAGCGTTTAATCGCTTTATTTTTAGGTATCCTTTTAGGAGTAACCCTATATCATAATAGCTTTAGTGAAGCTCATGTAGCTCCTTCTGAAGCTTTAGTATATTCAGTAACTTTATTGATTGCCGCCCTATTAGGGTTGAAAGTAGTTGAGAAAGCTATTGACGGATATTTTGGAAAGAAAAACGGAACTGATGACTCAAGCGAAGAAACCAGCAACTAAGAGAGCAACAACAAAGAAGGTAACAGATGCAGCATCAGGTGCTGTTAAGTTACCTGTTAGTTTTAACCAATTTAGAAAGTACCCTATAGCAGCGGTAGCTTTCCTTTGTGTATTTGGTATTATCTATGTATACAAAGATATGAAGGCTGGCTCTAGCAAGGGTATAGATAACTGTATTGAAGATAATCGTAATCTTCAAAAGACAGTTGACAAAAAGGATTCTATTATTTATAACATCATAGCTCAACAAGCCATTATCAATGCAACCAAATAAAATAGGATTAGTAATTATTCTAACTATACTTGGGTTAATATTTATAATGTTAACTTCCATTGTAGCCCAGAAAGCTATTAGACCTCACCCAGTAAAGGGTTGGCATAATATGAATATGGACTCTATGGTTATGGTAACCGTAAAGAAGAATAGCCAGTTTATAGAAAAACGTGTAGGTGAATTAAAACATGCAGAGAAAGCTTGTGATAGCTTTAAAGAAGTAGTAACTGAATTAAAACAAGAAAATAAAAAATTAAATGAAAAGGTTAACGGTACTGATGATGATGTTGTTGGTGAGCCATTTGAGCTTAAGCCAATCGTATCCAAAGACAAAAATAATTAATGGGGATACTGTAGTGCTTTTATTAAAAAGCCAAGCAGATGATATTAACACTAAATTTTATAACTACAATGAAACAATTAGTATTCAAAAAAATAAAATCGATAGTTTATTCTTACTTAGCAAAGTTGGGAATAAAGCTGTAATTGATAGTTTGAAAGAAAGATTGGATATTGCTATTATGGCTAATAACCAATTGTTCGGATATAATGAAGGGTTGAAGAAAGCATTTGAAGACATGGGTAATTCATTGGATAGTGCTTTAATGAGACGAGCAAGATATATAAAACGTAAATACATATTTGACAATTATTAATTATGAAGTTAGAACAGTTTGAAAAGGCAAAATATTTGCTATCTGAAATAGCTATTCTTGAAAAAAAAGCTTCTCAAAAAGGCGAATATACTTCTGTTAAAGTAATGGTATCTACAAATGGTACTTCTTTTACAGAGATATCTTCTATTGTAGATGTTGATACAGCTGAAGGGTATAAAAGAAATATACTTAACGATTGCAATAGACAGAAAGAAAGCCTTGGAGAACAAATAGCAAAATTACAATCACAATTTGACGAACTATAATTATGCCAGGGTTTAAACCAAAAGATGCAAAAGCATATGCAGATAGCGTAATGATGGCTAACAAAAATTTAAACTTTGTTAAGCGTTACCTTATGCCTGATATGTACCCTAAGATACAAACAAATAAATTACTAGGAGCGGAAGGAATGATTGCTGCACCTAAAGATGAATATACAACTCATTGGATGTCCCATGACCCAGAGTCAATGAGAGTTTTTCCACAAATAGTAATGATTGATGGAAAGCTACAAGACTTAGGCGACAAAGCTTATGATTATGCTAATAAATCAGGAGAGTATATACAATTTGATTCTCCAGAAGAAGCAGAATGGTTTGCTGCTAACGGTTATAAAAACGCAGGTCAATTAGCATTAAAACCTTTTTTAAACCCTAAAACAATACAATTACTTAAAAAGAAAAAATAATATGCCATTTAAATCAGAATCACAACGCAAATGGATGCATGCTAATGACCCTAAAATGGCAGCACGCTGGGAGAAAGAAACACCTAAAGGTAAATCATTACCTAATAAAGTAAAGACTAAGGTTCAAACAAGAATGGCTAAAAAAAGAATGTAATATGGCAACAGCTAAACCCAAATCAAAAGTAAACCAAGCAGGCAACTATACTAAACCTTCTATGAGAAAATCTTTATTTGAAAAGATTAAAGCAGGAAGTAAAGGTGGTAATGCTGGTCAATGGTCTGCTCGTAAAGCACAAATGCTTGCTAAAGAATATAAAGCAAAAGGAGGAGGGTATAAGTAATGGCTATTGCAAAATCACAGAAGTCCTTAAAAGATTGGACAGAACAAAAGTGGATGACATCTGGCACTCATGCCAATAAGAAAAAGGGTTCATCTAAAGAAGTAAAGTCTCAGGGAAAGAAAAGATACTTACCAGAAAAAGCTTGGTCTTCTTTAAGTAAAGGAGAAAAAGCAGCAACTAATAAAGCAAAAGCAGAAGGCACAAAGAAAGGGAAGCAGTTTGTTTCTCAACCAAAATCAATTAAACAAAAAACTAAAAAATTTAGATAAGATGATTAACAAAGGAAAAGAAAAATTCTCAGGTTATAATAAACCTAAAAGAACTCCAAGCCACCCAAAGAAAAGCCATGCTGTATTAGCAAAAGAAGGTAGCAAGGTTAAGCTTATTCGCTTTGGGCAACAAGGTGTTAGTGGTGCTGGTAAAGCTCCTAAGACTGCTTCTGAAAAAGCAAGAAGAGCATCTTTTAAAGCTCGTCATGCTAAGAACATTAATAAAGGTAAAATGAGTGCTGCTTATTGGGCTAATAAAGTTAAATGGTAAAATATGACAGCTATCCACGAGTTTCAATCTACATTATGGGTTGACACTCCCCATGGAGAAGGTATTGCAATATTAATTATAGATTATGGGATACATCAAAATACAATATGGGTGGTGGCAAATAAGGACGATGGAAGAGTTCGTCATTATGATTCAAACGATATTAAATTTAGTACAAACAATACACTAAGTCTAAACAATGGCAAACAAATTAAATAACCAAATAGTAGATTTATTAAAACAATACATACCAAAAGTGCAAGCTGATGAAACAAGACTTGGCACTCAAATGGCTAATGTTACAGATGCTGATGCTGAACAATTAAAAAAACAAGCTATAAAAGCTGGCGCTGAAGGGAAAAAGCAAAAACAAATGTTGCTTAATGCTAGAAAAACATCTGCTGATAAATCAATACCATTTACTTTTCCTACAGGAGAAACAAAGTTATGGGATAAAATGTCCCCAGAAGAAAAGTCATTTGTAGAAGGTCAAAGTTTACGAACTAAAGGTAGGACTAATGAAGACCCTTCAAAAGAAAGTTTATTTGATGCATATATTAATCCATTAAATATGTTGGGTAATTTAGCAGCTAATGCAGCTGAAGCTGAATATACAGCTAAACAATCTGACTCAAATATGCCATATGTTACTGCATATGGATTACCATTACTAATGGGTAGAGCAATGGGTAGTAATTCAATTAATCCTTTAAGTAAAGAATTTTATACTAAATCAATATCTGATAAAAAATTTTTTAATAATTTAATAGGAGGTTTAGAGCAAGAACCTGTAAAAAGTAAAGGTAAAGTATTATTACCTAAACCAAATCCAGAATTAATGAATGGCTCAAATGTAACAGTAGTACCTAAAAATGGAGTAAAAATAGAATTGTTAGAACCTAAATTTAAAAAATCAAATTTAAAAAAAATAGAAAAAGAAGCAGCATTAGATGAATTAGCTAATAAATATTATAATTTAGAATTACATAGTAACATACCTAAAGGAAGTGAATCATTCAAAAATCTTATAAAAGAAAGACAACAACATTACAATAAAAAATTAGATATATTTAAATATGAACCTGAATTTCAAAAACAATTCAAAGATTTCATAGAAAAAAATCCTCCATATAAACCATTTGGACAGTCTTATGAAAAAGATTTGAATTTATTTGCTCATTTAGCTGAAGACTTAGAAACTCCAAGTTTTTATGGAGCTCCTAATAAAAAACGACCAGATATATTAGAAATGTTAAATGAGTCTAAAGCAATGGCTGAAAAATTTAAAGGTGCACCTAGAAATTATACGACAAGAGAAAAAAATTTAGTTAGAGCATTTTCAAGAGGTTATGATAGAAGATTAAATAAACTTGAAAATTTAGAAGCATTTAATAAAAGTTTGTATGACCCATTAAGAGAAGAATTTGAAAATACAGTAACCAAGAAAAAATTACAACAACCTGTTACTGTAAGAAGAGGTGATAATGATTGGGCAGTAAAACATGTTTGGAGAAATGGTGAAAAACTACCAGAAGGTTCTGTTAAGTATTCTGAATTACAACCTGGTGATGAATGGATGCCTGATAAATTTACAAGCACAAGCTTTAAACCTCAATCAGGATTTGGAGATATAGAATCACAAATAGAATTACCAGCAGGTCAAAGTGTTGCAATGCCAAACTTATTTAAAAACCCTGAGTTTTTGCATGAGAAAGAATTGATATTGCCACAAAAATTAAAATTCAAAGTAGAGAAAAATTTACTGCAAAATAAAGGGTTTAAAAATTTTAATGAAGTACCTGAAGATTTACTAAATGATTTTAAAAAAATATATCCTAATTTTTATGAACGAATCAATGAAGCCCCAGATATTATAAAAGTAGATATGATTAATAGACTGTTGCCACAATATATAGAACGTTTAGGGACTCCTGTTATGAGACATAGTATTACCAACCCATATATGACTATACCAGGAATGTTTATGCTAAAACAATTAATGGATAAAAATAAAAACAAAAAAACAAACTAAAAACTATGGAAAAGAAAAAAGCAACAAAAGTAGGATTTAAAGCATTGGCAAAAGGTGCTGCAAAAGAATACATGAAAAAAGGAAAATCTGCAGCAAAAGCAAAAGAAATTGGTGCAGCAATTGCAGCTAAAGTAGGTATGAAAAAATACGGAAAAGCTGGAATGATGAAAAAAGCTATGGCTGGTAAAAAAGCAATGGCAAAGAAAAAATAAAAAAGATTACGCAGGATACGGATAACTTCCGTATCTTTGCGTATAACAACGTATCAAACACACACACAACAATGATTAAACAACCTATAGGGTCAACAGTATTTGTGACCTTACCTAACGCACTCCAAGAAAAAATTACAACAGAATCAGGCGTTGAGTTCTTTATTGATGGTTCTTATAACCATGAAGAATGGTCAACAGTTAATGCATTTATCCATTCTAAAGGCGGTAGATGTAATATCCCTATTGAGAAGGGCGATGAGGTAATAATTCACTATTTAGTTACATCTGAGTATATAACCCAAGGTGATGTTAGGATATATCAAAGGGTTAAACAATATGAAGGTGAAGTAGTATGGGAAGCAGATGAAGATATGATATTAGCAAAGAAAGTTGATGGCATATGGACAGGTTTAGGTAGATGGGTTGTATTAGAAGATATCCAAGAAGACACTACTCAATCATCTTTAATTATCATACCTGATATGGTAAAAGAAAAGAAAAAACGTGGTTGTGGTAAGTTTTTAGGTGGCGATATAGATGTGCCTTGTGGAGCAACAGCTTACTTTGATGAAAGATATAGAGCGTATTATAGATTCCCAGATGGGAAGGAAAGAATAATTTTAAACAAAGAATTAATATTTGGTTATGAGCAGATATAAAAAAGAGCAAATAGCTAAAATGGTTATAGACCCTAATACTACGGATATGCTTGAAACATATCCAAGGTTAAAGGATATATTGCCAAAAGGCAGCTTTGTAAAAGATGTAAATAAACAAATACAATACATGGCTTGGGTTTATGACTATAACTCCCCAGCCGTTAAAGAGTTTAGCGATATAACTCGCAGAAAAGAATGGGCTAAAGCAACAGTTGGTTTAACAGAAAAGCCTAACTTTGATTTAATGCTTAACTTTGTTAATACAGTTATTAATAGTCGTGTATGGACGCTTATTTGTTCATTAGAAGCAACATTTGAAGAATACGCTGAAAGGGTTAATAAACGTATTGAAGACCAAGATAGCGGAAAAGAATTAGACGTTTTAAAAGCTGTAGAGATTAAAAATAAACTTATTAATCAAATGGACGACATGATTAATAAGATAGAAGCATTATATAACAAGCTGTTTGCAGGAGACCAAGATGCTGTAGATGAATACGATGAGGCTAAGAAATTTAGACCTGAATATATAGCGGCTCAAATGAAAAATAAATGATAAAAGATTTAGGCGGTAAGAAAATAGATGTACAAGGTTTGATATGTAATCTTCCAAAAGAAGGCTATGTATATAACCCTTTTACTGGTGACTACCAAGAAGTTGGAGTTACTCGTCGCCATATGAAATACGATAACTGCTTTTGGGAAATAGATAAGCGTTGGGAAAAGTTTCCAATATGGGAAAAGGAAGAAGCTGAAAAGCAAAAGCAAGACCCAAGATATGTCCACCCAGATTTAAAAGAATTTAAAGAATACTGCTGGATACGCAGGATAGGTGGTCATTGGTTTATGAATAACAATAAGCCTACCTATATAACAGGAACTCATTGGTTTTACCTTTCTTGTTATCACCTTGATATTGGGTTGCCTAAATACAGAGATGTAGATAGAGAGTTCTTTTACTCTTGGGAATACTCAGTACAAGACCCTAATTGCTTTGGGTTAGTAGAAACAACTAAACGTCGTAGTGGTAAAACATATAGAGCAGGTTGTATTGCATTAGAGCAGTCAACTCGTTCAGAAAACTTCTGGGCAGGTATCCAATCTAAAACAGATGACGATGCTAAATCAGTATTTAGAAAAGCTATTGTTAATCCTTATAGAAAATTACCTTCCTTCTTCAAGCCTATATCGGATATGCCTAATACAGGTAAAGTTCCTGCTACAGGGCTTAAATTCCAAAGCGGTAAGGTAGATATAGATGGAGAAGAGTTAATGTCAGGAATAGACTTTAAATCGTCAACAGAGGGTGCTTATGATGGACAAAAACTTGGCTTTTATATTGGTGATGAGGCAGGTAAGACAATGATGGTTGATATCAACAGAAGATGGAATGTTGTTAAGTATTGTTTAATGGACGATGAAGGGCGTATTATAGGAAAGGCGCTCCATACATCTACGGTAGAGGAAATGGAAGCTGGTGGTAAAGCATACTTTGAAATGTGGCAAGGTTCTGACCAAACTACTAAAGAGGGAAGAAGAACACCTACAGGTATGTATAAGTTTTTTACTCCTGCTCAAAAAACACGTCATATAGATAAGTTTGGGTTTGCTAATGAAAAGTTAGCATTACAAGATATATTAGAGGAAAGAGAAGCATTGCGTAATGACCCAAGGGCATTATCATCTTCTAAAAGAAAAGAACCATTAGATGAGAAAGAAGCATTTCAAACTGATGCTTCTAAATGTGTATTTAACCCTATTATACTTAATGACAGGTATGATTTGCTTAAATGGACAAAGCCTAAGATATTAAGGGGTAACTTTCAATGGGAAGATATGAAGAAAGACTCTAATGTCACTTTTGTAGAAAACCCTAATGGTAGGTTTCAAGTATTAGAGTTCCCTGACTTTTCTAATAATGTAGAAAGAAAAGGGGATTTTGTGTATGCTAGAAACAAACATATGTATTGTGCAGGGATTGACCCTTATGACCATGTCAATGTAACTAAAGAACATCAGTCAAGAATGTCTAATGGTTCATTATGTATTATAAAGAAAGGGAACCCAATTAAGCCTACTGCTTATGACGGAGCACCTGTTTGTTTGTATTTAGCTAGACCAACACCAGAAGTATTCTATGAAGATTGCCTTATGGCATTAACTTACTTTGGTTGCCAAGCACTAATAGAGACACAAAAGCCAGGTATTCTACATTACTTTGAATCAAGGGGTTATAAAGATTTATGCTTTACTCCTCCTGGAAAAGACAAACCAGGTATTGCGGCAACGCTTACAAATAACGTATATATAGCAGAATTGACTGACCAATATATATCTACAAAGATTGATAATGTGTGGTTTGTAGAACTTATTGATGATTGGTTGAGATTTAGCCCTAATGATACAACTGAGTTTGATGCTGCTATGGCTATGGGTTATGCATTAATGATGACATATAACCCTCAATATAACCCTAAACAAAAAGAATCCAAACAAGTCCCAATAGAAGATTACTTTAAATTTATGAAAGGTAAACGTACAGGGGGCATATTTGGGAAGTATTCTTAACGTATTATATTCAATATAAATAAACTAAATTGCTGAGATGGCAGAAATAGTATCAAGTGTAGGGGTTAATTTCCCTGATGAAAATATCAATCCTAAGTTAAAGGTAGAAAAGCCTTTTTTATTACAATATGCAAGAGCTGCTTATTCTGCTTATGGGGATACCCCATTTGGTTCAATTGGCTGGAGAAGCCGTGACAAATACGAATGGGTTAAAACCTATGCTCGTGGTCAACAAACAATTGACAGATATAAACGTATACTATTACCTGACCAAGACCCTACAAATAACACATTAGTAGTTGATTGGTCTGTATTGCCTATTATACCTAAATTTAGAAGGGTAGCACTTGGTTTATTAGAAAAAACTGATTACGATATTACTATCAATCCTATTGACCCATTAGCGGCAACAGAATTGGAAGACAAAATTGTAGAAATGAAAATGAAAGCTGAAATGAGAAAGGCTTTCACAGAAATGCAACAAGGTCAAGAAAATCCTGCTATGCCACAGCAAATACAAGCAACTGATGGCGAGCCAGATGATTTAGATGGCATTGAAATATTTGAAATAGGCTTGCGCCATAAAACTGCTATGGAAGCAGAACAAGCAGTTCAATTAACATTTACACAAAATGATTATGATGGTCAAAGAAGACAAGAGCTTCAAGATTTATTTGACTATGGTGTTGCTGCATTTAAAGATTACAGAGACGGAGATTTAGTAGGTTTTAGAAGAGTTGACCCAAGAAGGTTAATTTTAAGCTATTGTACATATCCTGATTTTAGAGATTTAAGATATGTAGGAGAAATTATGGAAGTTCCAGTAGCCCAACTTATTCAAATGTCTAATGGTGAGTTAACTGAAGATGATATCAAATTAATCTATAAACTTGCATCAACTAATCAATTTAGACCTTCTATGCCAGTAGGTAATGCCTATTATGGTAGTTATTCTGATTTCTGGAATAGAGGTAAATGTGAAGTATTAGATTTAGAAATTCTATCAACAGATGAATTAGTTAGAGAAGAAAGAATTGATAGAAGAGGAAATGTTATATTTGGTAAAGCTGGTTTTGACGATTTCAATAATAAAAAAGATAAGTTTAAAAGAAAACAAATACAAGGTGTATACCGAGTAAAATGGGTTATAGGTACAGATATATGTTTTGACTATGGTAAACAATATGATATTAAACGCGACCCTATTAATATGGCGCGCGCTAAATCAAGCTATAGCATTAGTGCAGTTGATTTTTATGACATGAAAACATTTAGTCGTATGGAAGCAATTATCCCATACGCAGATGCCATTCAATTAGCATATTATAGATTACAACACGAATTAAATACATCAGTACCAAAAGGTTTTAATATTAATCTTGCTGCATTAGAAGAAGTTAGTTTATCTGGTGGTGGTCAAGCAATGAAACCTTCTGATATTATTGATTTGTATTTACAAAGAGGTGTATTGGTTAGTCGTTCAGTTTCATTTGATGGAAGACAAATCCCTCCTGCTATACAAGAATTACAAGGTGGTACAGGTGGTGCTATTGCAGAATACTGGAATTTAATTAACCAAAATCTTGACATGATACGTCAAACACTTGGGTTAAATGAATTGACAGATGCTTCCTCTCCTAACCCTAAATTGTTGACAACTGTAGCAAATTTAGCTGCATCAGGAACTAATAATGCATTAAGCGATATTAATTACTCTGATAGATATTTAGCTCAATCATTATCTGAGTCTATTATTATTAGAGTTCAAGATATAATTAAAAGTGGTGATGGGTATGCATTTGCAGATTCTTTAGGAAAAGGAACTGTACAAATGTTAAGAATATCTCCAGATATTACTAAATACACATATGGTATTGAAATTGTGGATAAGCCAACTTCTGAAGAAAAAGCAGGGTTAACTGAATTAATTAAAGTTGCTTTACAACAAGGTCAAATAGATATTAGCGATGTTGTACGTTTAAATAATATTAAAAACATTAAACAAGCTGAAATGTTCCTTGCTTATAAAGTTCGTAAGAACATGGAGAAAAAGCAACAAGAAGCTATGCAACAACAGCAAATGAATGGTCAGATACAACAACAATCTGCCCAAGTTGCTGAACAAGCTAAACAACAAACGTTACAAGTTGAATACCAAATGAAGTCGGAACTTGAAAAAGTTAAGGCTGAAATGGAAGCGAGATTAATTGATTTACGTGGTCAATTTGAATTAGAAAGAGAAAGAATTGCAGCAAGCGGAAGGGTTGAATCATCTTATGTACAAGCAGTAGAAAGACAAGATAGCAATGTTAGAGATAATAAAGCTAAACTAATTAAAGAAGACAAACAAGATGGTGTACCTCAAATAGATATTAAAGCTAATTTAGAATCAAGAGTAGCCCCTGAAACAACAGGAGGTAAAGAATTGACGCCTAACATTCAACCATTTGATTTTTCTGAACCAGCACCAGAAGAAGAGCAAATGCCACAAGAGCAAATGATGCCACAGCAACAACCTGGTATGGGAGAACAAATGCCAGAAGAAGCTATGATGGAACAAGGTGCTCAAGCAGAAGCTATGGAAATGCCTCAACAAGAAATGCAAGAGCAAGGTCAAGACCCTACTCAAATAAGAGAAGCATTAATGGCTCAGCTAATGAACTCTCAACAATAACGTATTATATTATCAACAACAACAATAATTTATGTCAGAAACACAACAAGTAGCAGAACAAACTCCTATGGAGCAGCCAGTTGAACAAGTGCAAGAACAACAAGTACAAGCACCTGTTGAACAACAAACTCCACAAGAACAAGTTCAAGCTCAACAACAGCAAACGCAAGAAGAGCCTACAGGCTGGCAAATTAAATCTTTGAATACCGATAAAAATATTTATCGTGCTAATCAAACAGATTTTGATTACCAAGAAGAAGCTCAGAATGCAGAGCAAGAAATTGCTCAAGAAAATCAAGAAGTTGAAACTAAAGCTGATACTGCTCCTGCACAAAATGTAAGAGAACAATTAGCTGAAGCACAAAAAGCTGAACAAAATCAACCTGTAGAGTTTGATCCATTTGAAAAGCTTGGAGTAAAAGATGACCCTTATTTTCAAAAGCTTTATGAAGCTTACAAAAATGATGCGTTAGATGACTTTTTGATAGCAACCCATACTAATTACGATGAGATTCCTGATGTGGATTTAATTCGTATGCAAGTACAAAATCAATATCCTACTCTCCAACCAGATGAGCAAGATTTGATTTTAAAAATGAAATTAGAAAAAGAGTTCAACATTACTGATTTAGAAGATTCAGATAATCGTGTTGGGCAATTGATGTTAAGGCTTGAAGCACAAAAAATCCGAGATGGGTTAAAGCAAGAACAAGCGCAATATCAAGTAAAGCCTAGAGTAAACGATGAATTTGAAGCCTACAAACAGCAAATGGAAGCTCAACGGTTACAACAAGAAGAGCAAATAGCTCAATTTCAAAATTATTTGAAATCTACTCCTGAGTACAAAAATTTCGAGACGAATAGAATTGTACAATTTGGGGATGGAGATATCAAAGTAAATTATGAAGTAAATGCTAAAGCTGAAGATTTTTTAACCGATTCTTTAAACCAAGAAAACTTTTTTGCAAAGTTCATGAATCAAGATGGCGCACTTGATTTAGCTAAATGGCAAAAAGTTTGGGCTTATGCAAATGACCCAACTACGGTTGAAAGAGCAATCTATAACGCAGGCAAAAGCCAAGGCGAGAAAAGATTGTATGATGAGCTACATAATGCTAAAGTAGACAATACTACAAACACACCGCCTAAAAGCTCTGGGTTTGTAATTAAATCTATTGATGGTAGACGCTTTGGTTAATATAAAATAAATTATAAACTTTTTAAATAGATAAAAAATGGCAAACAATTGGAATGGTCAGCAATTTACTGGCTCAATTGCAAACGTAGACAAACCTTATGTCTCTGGTAACCGCCCTGGTGGTACTAACAATGGCACTAATACTGCCTCTTTAATTCAATCTACATCACTTTTAGACCAACGTGATATCTACAAACAATTAGTAGATTTACAAGATGACGCTGAGTGGTTAGACTTCATGTGGATGGCTGGTAAAAAAGAAGCAACTAGCGTACCTACATATTTCTCTTTCTTCAATGATAAATTATACAAACCTATCACTATTACTACAGGTTTTTCTGCAGCAACTAGTGGTACACTTGTAACTGACCAAGATTCTTATGCATTCGTGGTTGTTGGAGATTTAATTCGTGTTCCTTTAACAGTAGGTTCTGCTGTAGTTCGTGTAACAAGTAAAAACACTACTGGTGGATTTAACTTAGTAGTTGCATCTGTAACTAACACTTCTATTACTGTTACTGCTGGTACTGGTTCTGCTTTCTCTAATGCTCAAGTTGAGGGCTCTCTTGCTCCAACTGCACGTCGTTGGTTGGTTGGTAAATTAGGTAACCAAACTCAAATTTTCCGTAATTCATTAGTAATTACTGACGTACAAAATATGTCAAAAGTAGAATTAGAGTTTAATGGCAAACCTTACATTTTACCTTATGAAATGATTCAAGGTTTACAAAAACACCGTGGTGACATTTCATTAGCTATGTGGTTAGGTGAAGTTTCTGCTACTACTTTTGCTGGTGCAACTGGTTCTAGTTATTCTAACCCAAGTGGTTTAGGAGATTATAACTACCAAACTACTCGTGGTATGGATAGCTATATTGATTCTTATGGTATTACTGGTCAAACAACTGGTTTTGCAACTGGAACATTTACTTTACCTGATTTAACTTCTATTGAAGCTCAGTTAATCGCTAACCGTGCTCCATTTGAATATATGATGGCTGGTTCTACTGCTGCAGTAGCAACTATCTCTGACTTCTTGAAAAACTTACCAAGCTCTGGTGTTGTATCTACAGGTACTAATGCTCAAAGCGGTATCTACTCTGGTCGTTTGAATGTTGATGGTCGCGAAGTAGACTTAGAAGTTGAAAAATTCAAACATGCTGGTTTCACTTTTAACTTGAAAGCGTTTAAAGTATTGTCTAACAATGAAGTTATGGCATACACTAACTCTACAGTTCAAAAATCAATTTACTTCTTACCAATGGGTAAAGTAAAAACTGTAGGTGGTGGAATGGTAGATTATTTCCGTTACAGATACTTGCCTCAACCAACTCCTGGACAAGGTTCTTCTGAAACTGCAGAAATCATGACAGGTGGATTAGCTCCTACTCCTACAAACCAAGAGATGAACTTAACAACTACTTGGACTTCAAACATGGGATTAGAAGTATTTGCTCCTAGCAAATTTGCTAAAATCCAAGTTAATAACGCATAGTACAATTATAATAATGGGGGTAGCAATACCCCCTTTATTTTATTTTTTTTAAACAACAAAAACACACACAAACAATGGCATTTAGAAAAATAGGCAATTTTAATGATTTAAGTCCTAAAGTATTTCCAAAATTACCTCCAAGAGGTACTGTAGTTACTTACAGATTTTTACAAACATTTGATGACCCATATGCGGATACTGATGAACCTATTTATAAAGCGGTAGTTCAATTACCTTCTTTGTCAATATGTTTTGACCCTGAAAAAAATGACTGGGTTGAAGTAGGTTTAGTGGGTGCTATTGAACCAGATGGGACTCCAACATCTTCAAGAATTAGAAGAGTATGGCAAAGACCTCATGAAAATGGAGGGTTAATGTCATTAACTATTGGTAAAGCAGAAGATGATGAATTATATCAATATTTAGAGGTAGCTTCTTTTAATTTATCTAACCCAAATAGAGATGAGAATGTTCAGCCAATGCTTGAAAAAGTAGATTATGAAGCTGAAGCAAGAGAAGCTCGTAATGAAATTAAAGCTAAATTAGAAGCTGTTAAAAAAGCATCTTCAATTGAAAGTAAAGATTTAGCTCGTTATGCATCTATATTAGGTTATGATATAAATGATACTGAAGAAGAGTTAAGATTTAATATTGAAAACTTTGCAATTGAAGACCCATTTGATTTCTTAGATAGAATGGATGATACAAGTTTTGAAATTGACTCTTATATTTCTTTAGCATTAGATAAAAAAATTGTATTTATTTCATATGAAGACAACAAATTAAAATGGTCTGATACTAAAGGAGAAATAGTTAAAACTCCTGATACTGAAATGGAATCTGTTATTAGTGCATATACAAATTATGTAATGAATAGTAAGGTAGGTAAAGATATCCACGAAGAGTTAGTTCGTATGGTTAACAACGAACAACCTTCAAAGAAACCTGCACCTAAGAAGTAGTTGTTGTGTTGTGTAAATCCTATAGCCCTCTTTTTAGGGGGCGATTAGGTATCACCAACTTAATATGTTAAAGCCTCCTTTATAGGGGGCTTTTAACGTATTATATTAGCATAATTAAATAGAATGTTTGATAAATTAAAAGGTCTTGTTCCTCAGACCCTTATAGATAATATGGTTTCTCATGAAATCAATACACCATTAAGAGCAGCGCATTTCTTAGCGCAAGCAGCTCATGAGTCTGGTGGCTTTAAATTCAAATCAGAAAATTTGAACTATAGCAAAGAGTCTTTGTTGAAAGTTTTTCCTAAATACTTTACTGCAGCATCTGCTGAAGGATATCATAGACAACCAGAGAAAATTGCTTCTAGGGTTTATGCTAATCGTATGGGTAATGGTGATGAAGCAAGTAAAGATGGTTGGAAATATAAAGGTCGTGGTTATATCCAGTTAACAGGTAAAGACAATTATAAAGCATTTAGCGAATGGGCTAAAGAACCAACTATATTAAGTAACCCTGACCAAGTGGCTGACGATAAATATGCAGGGTTAAGTGCTATATGGTTTTGGAATAAAAATGGTTTAAGTAAAATTGCTGATACAGATAACTTGCGTGATGATAAAACATTGATTAAAATTACATCAAGAGTTAACGGTGGTACTCACGGACTTGCAGACAGATTAGAAAGATTTAATGACTATAAAAAGATTTTACTATAATGGAAGTATCTACTCATGACTCTTCGACTAACCATTATTGGTTATTAGCAAGCTTGTTTTTAAATATAGTTGCTAATTTAGACAAGACTAATGTAACATTTATATTAGGTGTTATTGTATCTATACTTGCTATAATTAACTATGTTATCCAAATTAAAAAGAACCTTAAAAGAAAGAAATAAATTATGGGTACTAAAGCTATTTATATATTCTTACTGGGCGCTATTATTGGCGTGTTATATTCCTGTAGCCCTGTTAAGAGAGTGCTTAGCAATCCCAAATATTATGCCGAAGTTAAGAAGCAAGTTATCCTTAATGGAGAATGCGTTAATGATACAATTACGGAAGAAATACTTAAAGATACAATAATCTATAAGGATACAGTTATCCACGATAGCTTTAAAGTTAATATGCCTATGGAATGTTATTTAGACACCATAGTAAACGATTTTAGCGTGTATTTAGAAAATGGCAACTTGTGGGTTAAATGGTTAGGTCAAGTGCCTACAAGGACCATTAATAAGCAAACAACCCACGTTGTGGTTGATAGAGCTAAAGAAGCAATACTAATTGACTCTTGTGCAAACCAGGCAAGAAAAGTATATGAGTTAGAAAATGAGTCCAAAAGAAAAGGTTCTATTATATTTAAACTATATATTGGCTTGGCAGCTATTCTGTTATTTATGTTAAGAAAGCCTATAATGAGGCTAACTGGGATAGTATAAAAAACGTATTATATGATAAATACGTTTAAATGCAAAACGGTCAAGACTTATACAATTTCATAAACTTTATTGCCGATAAGAACCGTAGAGGTTATTTGTCTCCAGATGAGGTTGCTCAAGCACTTTCTTCTGGTCAGGTAGATTTATGGAATTACTATTGGGGATTACCTCAAACTGCATCTGGCATTAAGAATGGTGCACCTAATCCTGATTATGGTTCTTCTCAATTAACATTAGATGCTTTAAGTAACTTTAGAAGAAAAATACTAAGAACTACAAGCCCTACAGGAGTTATATACCTTTATAATACTGGTCACCCATATGTTAGTCCTTCTAACCCTGGGTATGATATTACTGATTTAGGTCACTTTATTGGAATGATGAAAGTAGATGATTTAGGTAATATCTATAATATAGACCAATATCTTAACTCTGAGATTGTAGATGTTTTAAAATCAACTCTTTATCCTGTTGATGCTCAAAATCAAGTATTTGTATTTGAAGGTGATGCAATGCAGTTATATCCAAGAACTCAACTTCCTGCTCAATATAAAGCAGAAGTTCAATATATAGCTATGCCACAAGATGTTGTGTTTAAGTATACAACCGCTGGTAATAGCTTAACTATTTTACCTCAAGGTCAAATAAAACAAATTAATATTAACTATGGTGGTTCTGGTTATACAGTAGCTCCAACTATTGCAATTTCTGCACCAGTTGATGCTGATGGTAATGCAGTTCCTAATGGTGTTACAGCTACAGCTACTTGCGCTATTACATCTGGTGTAATAACATCAGTAACTATTGTTAATCCTGGTTATGGATATAAATATCCTCCAACTATTACATTAACAGGTGGAACTCCAACTAACGCAGCTGTATTACAAGCAATACCTGCTTTAGACCCTCAATTTGACCCAGTTTATTGGGTTGAATTGATTGCTCGTTCATTACCTTATATAGGCGTAAACTTGTCCGCTCAAGAAGTACAAGCATTGGCAGTACAACAATTACAATCTACTTAATGACTACTAAGAGCCAATTAATAGAAAGAGTACGCAGAATACTATCTGGTGGTTATCCAAGTAATCGTGATAGGGTTAAAGATGCCGAAATAGAAAAATATTTAGAGTCTGCAATAAACAGATTACTTAAAATGGAAATGTTTAACATGACCTATACGGTTGACGGCATGTCAATACCTGATGGAGTTATGTTAGCTACTTATGAAAATATACCTGTAAACCTTGGGTTAAATGATACTTGTACTGCTACATTACCTGCAACTCCTATGTATCTCCCTGAGAGAATGGGTGTATTTAGTGTTTATCCTTCTAGTTATCCAGAAGCAGAGTTTATTCCAATACCATCTGGTCAGTATTACATTTTACAACAAGTAAAAGAAATTAACTCTTTACTTGGCAGAGTGCCTTATATTTGGGACGGAAGAAAATTAACAATATATAGAAACTTAATTGGAGATGGCATATATTCAATAGACATTAAATTGGCTGTTGCTGATTTATCCAATATTGGACCAAACGACCCATTACCTCTTTCTCCTGAATTAGAAGAACAAGCTATTCAAGCATGTGTACAAATCTTCTTAACAGAACCAAGAACAATAAGAGATGAGTCTTTAGAAGCATCACCAGAAAATTATATAAAATAATAACAAATGACACCAAACGGAGCTTTTGTATCAATAGATGAAATAATAAATGCGTGGCTATTCAAGAACGGCAAAACCGTTCATAGCTACGCAAAAGTAATGGCATTTGCAGCAGAAGCTGTAAGAGAAATGTCATACACATCTATGAATTTGGTACAGCATAAAATACTTATTAGAGATTGCAATGATTGGTGGGACTTACCAAGTGATTATTCAGATTATGTTAGCGCAGGAATTAGAATAGGTGAGTATTGGAGACCTGTTGGTATTCGTACAGGTTTGATGCCTTTCCCTTATACAGATGGTATTGCTCAGTATAACCCAAGTGAATTTAATGAAATTCCTGGTCAAATGAATACGACTGGTCAATGGATTAACTGGTTAGGACCTGAATGCGATGATGCAAGTTTTTGGAGTAGTGATTTTTATTTTGATGACTTTAATGCACAAGATAGAAAAACCCCTGAGTTGCCTGCTAATAATGTAGCAAACTTACCTACATATAATCAATACTTACCTTACCAAGGTTTTATTCCTTTTTTCTTCTCTGATATGTATAATGAATGGGGACAGAACAAAGGTAGAGCATTTGGTTTTGGAGATGGTAACAGGGTTGACTCTATTAATATCAATGTAGAAAAAGGTATTATCACTTGCCCATGGGCTTTCCCTAGCAAACAATTGTACTTATGTTATGTTGGTATTGGAAATGTTGACTCTATGAGTATGCTACCTAAAAAAGCGCAAGCTGCAGTAGAAGCATACATTAGTTATAAAATGGCTATTACTAAACGTAATGGCTTATCAGAAGGAAGTGTTCTTAAACAATTATATGACAATGAATTAAGATTGTTTAGAGCTAAAAACGACGTACTTACTACTACCGATATAAAACGTGCTGTTGGTAGAGCATTTGGCAGAACAAGAGAATAACTATGAATATACAAGCATTAATAAACAAAATATTTAGAGCAGACCAAACACCTAACAATACTGTTAGCTGGTCTGGAACTAACGGATTAAAAATAATCCAACAAGACATCGTAGAGACAATTAAGCAAAGGACTTTTTTGACTATACCTTCTATTACAGAATTGCCTAATCAAGGGTTTAACAATGCAGTCCTTTGTTATGTACAAGATGGGTTTTTTTACAGATGGAGTGCAACAGGTACGCCTAATGGAACTACTATATTTTCTGCTAGCGATGGAGGTGTTTGGATACAAGAATCTGTTGGAGCACCAAGTGGAACAATAACTGGTAATGGTATTTTAAATTATGTATCAAAATGGTCAGGTCCAACTTCATTAACTAATGGATTAATATATGACAATGGTACATATACTGGTATTGGGACAACAACTCCATTAGCTAAAATGCATATTAAAGTCCCAGCTAATAACCCACAAAGAGGTGTATTATGTCTTGAGACTACAAATGTTGCAGCTAACCCTTTTCAATCCTTTTGGTCAAACAATGTATGGGTTGGATATATTGATGTTAGCAATACATTCTTTAATATACAAAGCGTAACTAATGGGTTACTTAATTTAAACCCAAGTGGTGGTAATGTAACAGTAGGTAGTGTAACAAACTCAGGTTATAAATTTGACGTATTAGGTACGTTAAGAGCTACATCTACAACAACATTAACATCATTATCAGGCGTAGGAACTAGAATGGTAGTTGCGGATGCTGGAGGTATTTTATCTACGCAAGCAATACCAGTAGCTAATTCTAATGCTCATGGAGCTTGGCAAACAAATGTTACTCAAACTGCAGCAGCTTCTAATGTAGGTTATGGTGTTAGATTTAACACAGCTGATATTTCAGGTCAAGGAGTTGAAGTTGTTGTAGATACTTTAGGAGAATTTACATTAATCAAAATGGTTAATGCTGGAACTTTTAATATTCAATTTAGTCTTCAGTTTCAAAATACAGACAATGCTGAACAAGATGTAACTGTTTGGTTGAGAAAAAATGGAGAAACTATAGCAGAAAATGTTCCAGGTTCTGCTGGTTTCATATCAATACCTAAAACCCATGGTGGTGGTGGTGGTACTCCAGGTCACTCTATAGTTTCTTGGAATTACTTTGTTGAAGCGGCTCCTTCTGACTTTTTTCAATTAGTTTGGTCTACTTCAGATGCAACACATGTAAATATGCATTATTATCCAGCAACAGGTCCAGCTCCAGCTGCAGCATCGTCTATTTTAACCGTAAATCAAGTTAATTAAAACGTATTATATACTAAATATTAAGAATAATGACAATTTTAAGTTTGCTTAATAGAATATTTAATGCTGACCAGACGCCTAACAATACGGTATCTTGGTCTGGCACTAATGGGCTAAAAGGTATTCAAGATGATATTGCTGAGGAACTTCGTGCGCGTGGTTGTATTGTAGTACCTACAACAACTGACTTAAATAATCAAGGAAAAAATAACTCACAAAATGCTATAGTTCAAGGCGTTGGTTTATACACATGGTTTCCTCCTCCATTGACTCCAATTTCATTTTATATAGTAAAAGCAAACGATGGTGGATATTGGGTATTTCAACAACCTAATGTTAGATTTTTACCTGACTTGGGCGCTTCAGTTCCAACAACAAATGCTTCTGGTATTGTTTTATACAATAGCGGAAATGTATTAAAATATATAACCTCAACAGGTGCAATTAAAACAGTAACAGTAACTCCTTAATATATGGCAACTTTAAATACATTACAATCTTTTATAGATAACGCAAGACAAACTCCTTCTGGTAAAGTTGAATGGACTGACACGTCTTTAAAAGGACTTCAAGATGAAGTTAAATACTTGTTTTCCCAAAATGCAATTCAAGTAGTTCCTACTACTGCAGCATTAAGTACAACTGATAATGACAGTTCTCAATTGGCTTTTGTAACATTAGATACTAATGATGCAAACAATGGACTTTATTTTTGGAACTTAACTGCTGTTTCAACTATTTTCTTCCCAGCAGGAAGTAATGGTTATTGGAACTTAATTGAGTTTGGAATGGCAAGTTCTATCGGTGCTGGTTATTTACCATATAGCAATGGTACAAGTTTAGTGGCTAGCTACTTAAAAAGAACTGTTAATGAAATTAAAATGGAAGGTGGTAGTTTTGTTGCAAACAACTCTCTTACTACTGGTCCATACTTTCAATGTGGCGATACTGATTCTCTTGGTAACGATATTATTTTTACAGTTGATGATAAAAACCAAGTAATTAACAGTAAGAAAGCTACTGCTAATAAAGGTATTAAATTAGACTTTGCTAATAATGTTCACCAAATTGGGGATATTGATACAAGCAAAGGGTTATCTGTAGATACAGCTAACTCTGTTTACAAATTAGGTAATACAATTTCAAGTCAAGGGGTTGTTATTAATTTAAATAATGGATATATTGGTAACCCTACTTGGGCTTATGTATATAATGCAACCACTTTAATTGCTGGTAATGCTTCAATTAACTTAACCCTTAATGATACTGCTAATACAGCTACATTAGGTGATGGCACAAAAGGTTTATTAGTAGATGTAACAAACAATGGGTATATCTTAGGTAATGGTACTAATGGGTTAAATATAAACACAGCTGGTACATATACATTAGGTAATGGAACTGAAGGGCTGACTATTAATACAACTACTGATGACTATAAATTAGGAACTGTAAATTATGGTATAGTTATAGATACTCCATTTTCTATAACTATAGGTGATTTAGTTAATGGTAATGGACTAATTGTAGACAATGTAGGAGATACATACTCTCTTGCTAATAACGTTTCAGGAAAAGGTTTGTTTATAGATGCAACAGCAAACACTTATAAGTTGGGTACATTCGCAGGTTATGGTTTATCATTAACTGCTACAACTGGTTATTTAGGTACATCAACTTTAAACTATAGATATACAGCTACAACAGTATCTGTTGGAACTACATCTTTGCTTTTAAATATTGATAATACAGTAGGTTCTATTGCGATAGGCGCATTAACAAGAGGTATTGCAATGCAGATTGTTGGTGGTTCTCCAACTTATTCTTTTGGTAATTTAAGTGCTCAAATTGGTGCTTTCTTAGGTCAAACTACTGGTTATTTAGGTAATCCTACATTTGGATATAACTATACTGCAACTACATTGGTTACTGGTAATTCTTCTATTAACTTAACACTTAATGATACTACTAATGTAGGTACATTAGGTAGTACAACTTATGGATTTAAAGCAGATATGTCTACAAACATATTGACTGCTGGTTCTTCAATATTTGGATTAAGTGTAGATTTACCGAATGCAAAAATCAAATTAAATAGTGGTGGGTATGGTATAGAGGTATGGGATTCTATTAAAACAGTATATACTTATGGGTTGTCAGGTGCAGAAGGCTTGTATGTAGATTTATTAGGTAGTAATTATTCTCTTGGTGGTAACGCTGTAGGTATGAATATTGCTAATACAGGTAAAACATTACAAACATATTTAAACCCAGGAAATACAGGTATTAACATTAATGGTTTAGATTTTAATTATACTAATGACACTTATTTGTTAGGTGGTGAGTATGCTACTAAATCTGCTGCAATTGGTGTTAAAGGTTCAAGAACTGCTACACCTCAAGTTCAAGTAGGTTCTGATTTAGTTGTAGCTGCAGCTGTATCTGGAACTCAATTGGAAAAAATTAGAGTGTTCATACCAGGTGTTGGTGTAAGATACATACCTGTTTACTTGTCATAATAAAATTTTTTAATGGCTCAAATAACAAAACTTTTTACAAAAGGTTTAGATACTGATACGGCTCCCCACTTGCAAGAGAAGGAGTCGTATTCTTCTGCTATGAATGTCCATGTGGCAATGAATGGTGTAAAAGGAACTTCTGATGGTGAAACATCAGGAATGGAATTTTACAATGAAGGTGGTAATGATGGTATAGTTCAATTAATAGATGGTAATACTGATTTTAGTGGGCTATTTGGAGGTTTTGTAGATAATGTAATAGTAGATAACCCTGGGTCTAATTACGGACCTATTTCTCCTTCAGTTACATTTGACCCCCCTCCTCCTGGTGGCACACAAGCACAAGGGTATGCTGTTGTTAATCCATCAACTAATGAAGTTACAAGTATTGTAATAACTAATCCTGGTAGTGGCTATATTACTGCCCCTTTAATTACAATTGGTCCTCCTCCTGGTGGTGTAACAGCAACTGCTTATTGTACAATAAGTAATTCACTCGTTTATAATAAAAGCAATATTGAAACTTTGGGTTATGTGGTTGATGATACTCAATCTGTAAACCAAAAAAGAACTATATATTTATTTCAAAGGGAATATGACCCATTAGATATATCATATACATTAAACTCTTTTATATCAAAAGTAGTAATAGATTATGATATTGCTGCTAAAAGAAACTTACCTGTTAGCTATTCTACAGTATTAGATGGGCAATGGGTTGAAGCAACTAACCCTACAACTGACGGTTTAGATTTTAAATATCAAACATTTGTATCTGCAAGAATTAGCAACAAGTTATTAATATGGACAGATGGAACAAATACATCATTAAGATATGTAGATGTTACCAAAGATTATTCTGTATATAATCCAAACTTATTAACGCAAGAAGAACTATCTTTAATAACAGAGCCAGGTCATGTCCCATTAGTCACATCAAGAGGAACAGACCCAACCAAATCAACATTAATCCAATCAAAAGGGTTACAGTTTAGTTATAGAATAACTAATGTAGATGATTTCTTTTCTGTATTATCACCATATAGTTTAACTTCTTTACCTCCACATTTAGAGGAGGTTGCTGCTAATAATTATTATTACAACACTATAACTATTAGTTTAAGTAAAGAACAAAAAATACCTGATAATTGGCAAACAATTGAATTTGTTTCAAGAGATTTAGAAACAAATGTTTTTCAAGTTATTAGAAAGTTTGACAAAGATGATTTAACACTAAGAGAATATGATTTTGGATTAGGTCCTGTTTATTATACTGATGCTCAATTAGTAAACGAACACAATACAAGTCCATTTTTAATACCATATATAACATTTCAAAATTGGGACGGTTCTGATGTATTAACTACTTTAGGTAGTGAATATACATCTAAACAATTTGATGCAGTTCCATTATCTGTTCAATCAATTGAATTATCAGCTAATAGATTGTTAGCTGCTAATATTGTAGAAGGGTATGATACCCCTAATACTAATATTGAATTTGCATCTGCTCCAACATTTGACAACCCTGTAGTTACTACTAGAAGCGCATCGCTTGGTTTAACTCCATATATTTTATTTATTAAAATGGCAGGAGGAACTAAATTTGCTTGGGGTGTATTTACAATTTACAATGGTCATTATTATCAATATCCATTAGATTGTAGTGTTGGTACAATAGATACTACATATACATTTAATGCAAACTCTATTGGGGAGTTAAATGCAACATCACAAGTTTTAACGGTAAATGCATCTTATATGAATTTGCCTCAAGAAACTTCTATTGAAAACATGATACAAAGAACTGCTACGCCTGGTGCTCCACCACCTGCAATATCTCAGTATTGTGTAGATGCACCAGTTACCTCCCCAAGGGATGAGTGGTCAGCATTAATGTCAGCATCTAATCCAGAATACAATGGAACGTGGGAAAGCTATTCAAATGTTCTTACATTTGCACAGATGTTTTGGATGCCATATGAACAACTTGTTACAAGTGGTCCTGGTGCGCCTGGAGTTTTTCCAAATAACATATATTTAAAATCTGATTGGATAGCTGGAATAAATAGAGCTTTTTTCCCAGGAACTTCTTATAGTTATGGTGTAGATTTTTATGACTCAGCATTAAGAAAATGTGGTGTTGCAAAAATTGGAGCATCAGATGTTCCAGAGTATTTTCCAGATACTAGAACACTATATCAATCAATATCATTTGACGTTAATACAACTCAACTTACTGGCGCTATACCTGATTGGGCAAAATACTATGCTATAACATTTTCTAAAAATAATAAAGCATTTAGTTTTATTTCTTTTGTTCCTGGCATTATAAAAACTGCAAGGATTAGTGCATTAGGAGAAATAAAAATTAACAATGTATGGGCTGATAAATCTTTAAAATATTATGGTATAGCAATACCATTATCTAGTTTATTAGCAGACGGAGTAGGATATGGGTTTAAAGATGGTGACGTTTGTAAATTAGCTTTTTATAATAATTTAACTCCTAATCAAAATGTAATTAATGGACAAATATTAACTACATTTGGAGGTTATGCAATTATAAATGTTGATGAGTCAATTATTGCTCCGTATCTATCCGAACAGTATAATCAGCTTTCAGTAGTTTCTGGAGGTGGTGGTACAGGTTATTGTGGATATGGAAGCGGTTTATTAAATAGCGCTCAATCTGCATGTATTGCAACTATCTATACACCTCAAAATACTACTAATACTCAGTATGAAATAGCTGCTTTTGGTACGGTAGATAACTTAACTACATTAGGTGACTTTTTTAATTCTGGTGCGACTCAAACATTTACTTTAAATGGTGATACATATACTCAAAGTAGAGACTCTGATGGAGGTGCTTATACTTGCGTATCAATGAACCCATATGAAAAGAAATTTACATTATGGTTGGACGACTTAGGTAGGGTAGCTCCAGTAGACAATGTTGGGCAAAGATTATTAACCAATACTATTAGATGGTCTAATGTTAGAATACCACAAACAAAAGTAAATGGGTTGTCTTCATTTGACGCATTAAATGCTGTTGAAGTAGAAGGTACAGCTGGTCCTATTACAACTATATTACAAACCTCTAAAGAAGCTAACCAAGGTGGTAGACTTTTAATACTTTGCAACTCAGGTAGCTTTGTATCATTAGTAGGTCAATCACAAGTGTATTCAGCGGACTCTACAACTGCTTTAACAACTACAGCAAGTGTATTAGGTACAATACTTCCTTTAACTCAAAACTGGGGTTGTATTAGCCCTGCAAGTGTTGTTGGTTATAAAGGGTTAGTATTCTGGGCTGATGCATTAAATAGAGAAATCATTGCATTCTCAGGTAGTGATGCAGAGCCTATTAGTCAAAACAAAGCAGGGTTTTTATGGAACCAAGTGTTTAGAAACTTACCATTTGAGAAAGAATATAATAATAGTGCAAGATATATTAAAGGTGGGATTAACCCTTATACTTTTGAAGCATTCTTTACTTGCCCTAATCCTAATATAACTCAAAAGGTATATCCTGGTAATTGTGGTGTTAATGGTATTAATCAATACATAGGTAACGAAAATGTAAGTTATATATTTAATTGGAAAACAAAAACATGGCAAGGTGCTTACCAATCTAATCCTGACTATTGGGTTAGAGTAGGAGATGATGTATATACATTTGGTACTCAATACGGAGGGAACTATAAAATGTTAAAAGAGTTTGATAACTCTCCTGGTATATACAATCAATTAACTGAATTAAAAGCATATATAACATTCCCTGTTGTTCCTCAGTATCCTGCTACAATTGAGCCATTGGCTATGATGATACTTAACCAAGGTAATGTTGACAATGCTATTATTTACGCAAGAGATAGCTCTTCTATAACCAATAATAACTTAACCCAAATAACTAAAGTAAGTGGGTTTACATTAAGAGAAGGTGAGTTATTTAGCTCTGTATACAGAAACAGATTAAGTAATAATAGTGAAAATGCTCTTGTTCCAGCTACAGCTTACGAAGAACAAAATTTTAATGGAGATAGAATTAGAACAAAATCAGCATGGGTACAAGTAAATCTATTTGAAGATGGAGACCCATCAGTTAATAATCAAATTAACTTACAATCTGTAAAACTTGAAGTTAAAGAATCAAGTGGACACTAATAAAAAACCCCTCATTTAGAGGGGTTAATTATTTAAAATCCATTAAAGCCTACAATCGGATTAAATTTAATTCCTTTTGTATAATCTGTTTGAGTATTTGTTTGAGAATTATTACCATACATATTATATGGGTTATAAAATGTTTTAGGTAACGGTCCTGGAGCATAAGGATTAGGCTGAGGAGCAATAAACGGATTAGGTTTATTTAAAGGCACAGACCCTGGTAATGGTTGATCTATTGTAGGCAAAGGATTTCTCCAGTTTTTAAAAGGAACTCTACTCATAGAAGCAGTATTAAAACCTGTAGCAGTAGGTGTTACATTAGCTAATTTAGCGTCTAATAATGCTTGATTGTTTTTACCTGTAAATAAGTTATTAAAATCTTCTTTACTTACACCGCCTAATGTATTTGCCATAGAAGCTCCAAGACCAATAGCTAATTGGTTCATTTGGTTTCTATTTTGGTTTTCTGCCATAGCTCTGCCAAGGCTTAAATTAATTAAAGTTTGTTCTTTATCTCTTCTTGCTTGTTCATTTAAATAGTCAGATTGTTCAACGCCCTGAGCTAATTGGTCAGCTCTTTGCTTCATTGCTAAATGCATAGGCGCATATTTGCTACCCAATCTACCTAAAGCATCTTGTGTTTTAGCTGTACCAGCAGCTTGAGCACCCAATGCTGCAAACCCAGAAGGTGCATAATCGCTAATGCCATAATCAGTATCTGCTTGAGACCTAAGTAAATCTTGAGCTTCTTGTTTTTGAGATTCACTTAAATCTTTATCTGAAAGCAATGACTCAAAGTATTGACCTTTTAATGTCTTGCCAAGTTCTTTTGGTTGAAATGACGATGCTCTATTTGCTGCATCTTTCATTGCCGCTTCATTTTTCTTTTTTGCTCTATTTGCTGAATAAGCAGATGCACCTGTGGCAGCGGCTTGTATGGCTAACATTGCTAATAATGGTAATGGCATAATTGATATTTTATCTGTTTATATAATACGTTTTATCATTGTATAAATTCCTAAAATCAAGATTTTCAATGTCTTTTGTAGGCTTTTCTAAAACATTCCTAAATGTTTCTGTTCTGTCTTGATTTAAGTAAGTAGGCATAGATTTAAAGTCACCTAAGTCAATGTTAATAACTTCTGGGTCATTAAAGATTTTGTTCATATCGCTATCTTTAAAGTTGAACTTTTGGGCTGTTATATACCAAGTTTTCATATTTTTAGCAGATAATCTAGCCTTTTCGTTAATGACATTTTCTAATTTAGTCAACTCTTCTTTAATAGCTGGCTTATTCATTAACTCATACTTTTGAGGTTCAGATAGTTGATAGAATGGCTTACCTTCGTAGTTTGCAGCAGAATATCTATTAATAGCATCTGTTAGCTTCTTTCTTGAATACACAATATCTTCTTGCATATTCTTAGCTTCAGCTTTAACTTTACCCCTAATAATAGATAACACATTCATTTCTTTATAAGTACCTTGCAACCCTTTGATATAAGTATCATCAAAGAACTTAGTTAACCCTTGTTTTGTGTTAGTAGTGAAATCTCCATCTGCATGATAAGCAGCTTCTAATGTATTAGTCAAACGATTAATATCATTAGGAACAATACCTTGGGCTGCAGCTTTTGCATAATTAACCATATTCTCTGATATAGAGGTAGATTGACCAAATGTTCTTTCGTTTTTCTTTTCATCAAATAAAGGGTCAAGCATTGCTTTAGTCATCATATTGTAACCATAATAGGTAGAAAGCTGATTGCTTAATGTAGCAATACCTCTACTTGTTTTAGGAGCGTTACTTGCCATGCTTCTTGTTGCATTAGAAACTACAGGAATGCCACTTTCATCTGGAGAAAGGTTATACATAAAGCCTCTAAATACCCCATTTAATTGAGCATACATATCGTTTCTACCTGCATCCCAATACTTCATAGTATAAGTCTCAGGGTCGTATTCTGCATACACATTATGGGTTCTCATATAAGGCTCAATAACATTTCTAACAGCTTGTTGGTTAGTTATGTTATCTCCAAATGTAAACGCTTCTCTTAGCATCTCATCTACTATATTGCTTTCTTTTGTTTCAGGGTCTCCAACAACCATAATACCTTGCTTCTCATCTTCCATCATTTTCTTACCCTTGTCAAATATAGTTTTACCTAAAATCAACGCTGTGTTTAAAGTCATTGAATAATGGGCTAACCCTATAGTTTTTCTAACTCGGTGACCTCTTGACAATGATGCAATAGTTTGGTCGTTTTTAACTTTATCTCCGTGCCAATCAATGTCTTGATAGTTTTCTAATATACCCTTACCTAATGCATTTTTCATAGACTCATAACGAGTTCTTGCCATCTCATAGGTAAACTTAGGCACAATACCTAAATATTTAATATTAGCCATTTCACCTGCTAATTCTGGAGTAGCCATATCTTGGGTTACACATCTTGAAGCGGCATTATTACAATTATCCATTTGTTTAGCATCTAACTTGTAAAAGTTTTGACCATATGCTTTATAAGCAATAGAGTTTCTCATCACCTCAAAATGGGTTAACTTAGGTAAAAAGTCACCAAGGAAGAATGCTTTTCTTAAGGCTTTAGGCACATACTTAAACATTTTAAATGTGCTATTAACCATTGAAGATATAGGAGCATTTGCATCAAACTCTTTTGATTTTTCAAACGCTTCTGATAACCCTTTCTCACTTGTAATATCTTTAAACAATCTGTTAAACTCTTGCTCACTAATAGTAGTTGTTGCACCATATTTAGAGCCGTCATTTACTAACCCTTTGTAGTATTCTTTCATGCCACCTTTATAGTGGTCCATTCCTAAATGGAACAAGTTATCATTACCTTTTACTAATCTATTCGTTAAAGCCATTGACTCCATATAGAAGCCAGCAAGTTTTAAGTCATTACCAAAGTGAGAGGCAAAGTTTCTAATAATAGAAGAAGGGTTATATATAATTTTTAATCTATTAACAAAGTTAGCTGACTCTAAGAAAGAACCTTTAAAAGATTTCCAACCTATATTATCAATGTCCATCAATGGTAACTCATACATAAACTTGTATAAGTCTGGGTGCATTTTATACCCATACAATGGACCATATTGAGACTTAGCAGTACCTGTAACAGAATGCTGACCACCTACAATAACATAGTTTTTATTAGCAGGAGTAATCAAACCACCTTGTTCTTCAATCATACCATTCTGTAACCCAAGATTTAATATCTCATCTTGCATCATCATAATAGAATGACCATTCTGCATTTTACCAATAGTTAAGAAATAGTTTTTAAACACATCTCTTGACTCGCCTATAAGAGTTTTGTACCATTCTGGAATGTCTTTTCTTTCAGAAAACTTCTTCCAATTCATTTTATTAGTAACAGACTCAATAGCACCTTTATCTTCAGCTCTTTTAACTATCTCACCATATTGATACTCTGCTTGGTTTTTCTTTCTTGCATTATATTTATCTAATGATTTTAGATATACATCTTCTAATTTAGAATAATCATCAGACAATTTATTTTTAGTATCATTCCAAGTAGCATATTCTTTTGATTTAACATCATCAGGTTTTTCTAACTCGTGGTCAAGTAATACCTTTTCAGCTTTAGACATATCGTCCTGCATCTTATTAAGTTTTTTAAACTCAGTTCTAAATGCAGTACCATTCTTAATCATTTCTTCTGTGTCAAAGTATCCAGCGTCAACCATATCAGATATACCACTCATACCTGCTTCAATGTTTTCCTTAGATAGATTTTTAATCCACTCAGGAGCAGTAGATAAATCAAATTTTTTCTTTAACAAACCAGCAATAGGACTATCTGATTTCTCAATTTTACCTTTTACATATTTGCTAATCTTATAGCTTAAACTTGTAGGTTCTTTAGTAGACCACTTGTCATAAACGCTAGCTACATATGTGCCTAAGTTTTCATAGTAGGTATCCATATCAGCATAGCTTAAATTACCTGTCTCCATAAACGCCAATGATAAAGCATCAATGTTGCTTCTCATTGTAAGGATAGTGCTTTTTAAATCACCAGGTAATGTTTGTAGCTTCTCATTGTTACCTCTTAATGCATCTTCTAAGTAGTTAGAAAATGTTTCACCAGTAAACTTATTATTAGGGTTACGTTGATTATACTCTTTTAAATATTTTTGACTTTGTTTAATAAGTTGGTTAGCTAATGCAAGGTTTTCTTTCTTGTATGCACTAACACGACCAGTCATCTTAGCAAGTGCTTGTACATTTTCTTTACCTAATATTGCATTCTTAGACCAGAAGTGCCATTTAAACCAACCTGACTTTCTTATTTCATCTTGGGTTTTTTCAATTTTAACTGGCTCATCTACTTTAGCTCTACCAATTTTATAAACTCTGTTGCCATCTTCATCTACAATGTTTAACTCAGTATTGTCATCTAAGATTTCTCTACCACTTGTTTGGTGTAAGATATCAAAGTCATCAATAGCATTTTGAGCCTTCATATAGTCAGCACCAAGCTTCTCAATTAATTGAGTTCTTTCTTTGCTAGGAGGCATTTTATAAGCTTTCTCAATTTCTTTTTGAATAGCCATTAATTTAGCTTGGGCTTTATTCTCTTCTCTTGTTGGGCTAACAGGTTTTTCAACAGGTGCTTGTTCAAAAGCAGATATCAAATTGTTTCTAACTTCAGAACCATGGATACCATACGCCTCAGCAAGTGCATTGTAAATGTTTGAAATCATTCCAGAACCTGTCTCACCTTTACCTTTCAATGAACCCATTGTTTTAGGCAATGGTTCTTTACCAGATAAAATATCAGCCAAGATGTTATCAGCTATGTTTTGCTCAGCAGTTATAACCTTCCCTCCGTACGCTTCATCGCTTACTAACGCAGCTTGTTGCTTTTTGTAATTTTCAAGCGTCTGTCTGCCTTCAGGGGTTTTGTTAAGTTCGATAATTCTTTTCTTTACTAATCCACTATCAACAATTTCTTGTATTGCTTCGTCATACAAATCACCAAAACGATTGCGTAGTTTTTCAACTGCGTCAGTATCTGTGATTTGGCTTTTCATTTTTTGAAGGATTTCTTCATTTTTCTTTTTGTTGTAATCACTTCTTTCTGCAACACCTTCTTCAGACAATCCTTGTGTTTCTAACTTAGCTTTTTTGTTTTTATCTTTTTCAAGTTTTTCTTGTCTTAATTCGTTAGCAGTTTTTTCTATTTGTGAAAACTTACTTGGAGAAACTATCTCTTCTCTAATGCTATTAGCTAAATCACCTAATTTTAATTTCTTAACAGCATCAAGGTTCTTAACTTTAAACCCTAATTTAGTTGCTAATTTACTAACTGTTTTATATAGCCAGTTATCAAATGTTTCTCTTTCTCTTGAATTAAATTTAATTTCAGATTTTTCTTCTACTGCTCTTGCTAATACCTCATCTGCTACAAATTCTTTTCTTTCTTCTGCAGGTATTTCAGAACCTCTCTCAATGTAATCACGCCATTGTTTTGCTTCTTTAGGCATACCATTAAGATACTTCTCACGTTTTAACTCTGCAATTCTTTTAGCATCTGCATCAGTTTGACCTCTGTCTTTTCCTAATTTGTATGCTTCGTCATATACTTTACTTGCTTTTTCTATATGACCCATTATATCTAAATATGTTTCATTTTGAGATATAATTTCAATACCTGCTTCATATAGCTTAGGAGAATATTCTTTAACGTGAGGCAACCATAGATGAGCTGCTTCGTGCATAGGAGTAGTTAAGGTAGCTACATCTCCATTGATAAATACAATACCTTTTCCCTTATCTAAGAATGACTCGCCATCTTTAGGGAATGGTTTACCATATAGCCCTTCGTGTATAGCTTCTATACCTTTAGCATCTGCAACAACAAATTTTATTTTCTTGTCGCTTGTGCCTTCAAATGATTTGTTTAAGGCTTTACTAAATCTATTTAATGAGTCAACGTCCCAAGATACTTCTCCTGCTTTATTAGCCATACCTTCAACTACCTTTCCTTTGTATATGGTAGATGCAGGCATTAATTCACCATTGTTACCCATTCTAAGCACAACAGCATTAACTGATAATTTATCAGCAGCTTCTAATAAGGTATTAAGGTCCTCTTCTGCTTTACTAATCTTTTTAGTTTCAACAGTAGGTTCAACTTTAGTTTCAACTTTAGGGGCTGGTGCTTCTTTAGTAGTAACACCTTTAAGGTTTTTAGAAAAAGTAGTTCTCTTTCCTTTCTTGTACTTATTTAAATCAACTACACCTTCTCCTGCTAAATTAGCAAGTTCACCCTCAGCAAGATGTTTTGCGAGGGTTTCTAAAGTGTATTCTTTACCTTTATAGGTGTATTTACTCTGTAAGCAATCAGCCATTATTTAATGTGTTTGTTTTCGAAATAGAATAATTGGAATTTGTCATTAGCATCAATCAACTCTAATTGATTTAAGAAGTCGCTATATTGAGCAACGCTATCCTTTTGGATAGTTCTAAACTCTTGTAATAAGTCAAATGCACACAAGTCACCAATTTTAAAAACTGTTTTACTTGTTTCTTCATAAGCTTCATACAAGTCATATTCCATTTGATATGCTTGTTCAATAATGTCAACAAGACCTTTGAAATCCAATTCAGGTTTTTCAATAGTATCTAATTCTGGAATGACATTCCAATCACGGATAAACTTTTCAATTTTCTCGCTATGGGTTAATTCATCTGCTGACTCTTCAGCAAAGAATTTAGCAGCTTTAAAGTATCCTTTTTCGTTGCACCAGTTAGATGCAGCCTTATAGAAATAAAAGGCTTTATGTTCGTCCCCAATACGAGGGGTTAATGCGTTTACTACTTCTTTAGGTAGTTGGATAGGTTTTATCATGATTTATATTTTATGGGCACTCTTTAGGGTTATTAGGGTCTCTTTCAAACAAAGGTAAGCCATTTTCATCTTTTAATGAAGAAAGGTCATCAAATAATGATTTTAAACTTTCTTGGTTACCTTTTGCAAGAATTTCATTGTATCTTAATTTAACTTCTTTATCTGACAATTCAATAGAAGGAGGGTTTGTGTCAATTAATTCACCCATTTGATATAGGTCATCATCAGTTGTACCAAACTCCATTTCTTGGGTTGCGGTATCAGATTCGTCAACAGTTATAGGTTGAGGCTCTGCTTCCGTAGGTTTTACTATATCACTTACAGAAACAATATCTGTTCCTTTGTATAGTTTAGAACCTTCACCTTCTGGTAATCTTACGGTAACACCTTCTCCACCTGACCATTCTACAACAACACCAACTTTGCCATCAGCTAAAGTAACTTCTTTCCCTACGGTATCTCCAAGGTTAATTGGTTTTTCTTCCGTTACTGGAGTTACCTCTGCTTCTACTACTGTGGTAG